CTTAGCTAAATCAATATCTGAATAGTTATTAGTATTATCATTAGACTCATAAGCTATCTTAATCTCTTCTGCTGTTTGGTCTGCAGTAGCATTATCCTCTATGCCTGATAGCTTAGTTCTTTCATCAGCTGTCATAATCTTCTTAATAGGAGTTTCTACAATAGTATCAAATGATTGTGAGCCTACATGATTATCTCTATTAATATCATTCAGTCTATTAGCTTCAAGTAAAGCATCTACCTCAGCATTAGTATATACATCTTCTACTGTAGGGAATGCAACAGCCCATAAACCATTTCTTCTAACATACATCTGGTCTTCATCAGTATTCCAATACAATTCACCTTCATCTCTATCAACTGGATTAGGAGCAGTAACATTAGAGTAGATACCATACTTCTTATTAAAACTATCAAATAGTTGTCTTGTAGCATCTCTATCTGCTTGAGAAGATAACTTAGCTTCTACTGCTAAGTCTTTACTGTTCTTAGCCTCTATTGCACTTGTACTAGCTTCTGATGCTTTAGATACTGTTATATCCTTGAATGTAGATACTGTATCTGTATATCCACTTACTTCATTTGCTTTGCTAACAGATAGGTCATATAATGATTGTACATCACTCTTAATTGATTCTGTTTGGTTTTTGTATCCTAATGCTTGTCCTGAATAACTACTAGAATTAGAAGCCGATACAGAAGCTTGTGAGGCATAATTAGAAGCTTCAATAGATTTATCAGTTGCAACCAAAGAAGATGCTGTAGCACTATTAGCAGACTCTAATGCACTATTAGCAGACTCTTGTGCTTGTACCTTATAACTTAATGTTTCATCTCTTGCTGTAGCTATACTAGATGTAGATGCTTCTTTATCTATAAATATATTCTCATCTGCTCTGTTGTCTATTACTACTGCCATTACTTAATCTCCTCATCTACATATACTCTACCTTTAATAGGCTTACTTCTTACACCAGTAGATGATGTTATCTCTACTTGATAGTAGCCTACACCTGAAGATAAAGTATTAGTTATAGAGTTATCTATATTAATAGAAATCTCACCAGTTATGTAGTCTGATATAGTAGCTATATTATTCCATACAGTACCATTACTACCTTTTAATGCACTAGATATTGTATAATCAGTTATATCCTCATTTAGTGTTATTGTCTTGATTAAATCAGAATCTTGTTCTGTATATAGGTCTATTATTGTCATATATATCCTTAAAAGTAATTTGCTTCTGTTTTCATAACTGTAGCTGTCTTATAGTTTGTACTAGCACTATCCATAAGTTTAGCGAACTCTCTCAAGTATTTTTGATAAAAGTATTCTACCTTCTGAAAGTTCTCCATATCAGATTCTTTCTCATAAGCCTTAGATAAGATATAGTATTTAAATGCATTCTCATCACCTAATCTAACATCATTAGGTAAGTTATCTTCTGCTGGTAAACTAACTATCTCAAATGTAATAGTTGAACCAATAGTAGGGTCACTAACATACACTAGATTATAGTCTTTAATAATAATACCATTATCATCACTATCACCACTATCATCATTAGGATATATAGGTCTAACTCTATCTTCATCATCTTTAGCTTTAATGTATCTAAGAATACCATCTGTCTTATATTCATTTACTAATGGGTCTAAAGTTAATGTAGCTTTAGTTTTAATCTCTAATCTTTCAGCACTCATAGTCCTTTTACATTCATTATAATAGTTAAGTAATTCACTATCATCCCAATATGTCTTATCTTGGTCTTGGAGAGTATTTCTAACATGAGTTAAGAGTTCTTGTACAATCATATATATCCTTTTAAAATAACTTAAGCAAGGAGTAGCTAATGCTACCCCTCTATTAAACTATTAATATAATTTAAATTTAATTGCCCCATTTGAACCTTGAGATGTTCCAGCTTCGTTTACAAACTTAGCTAAAGCAGTACCTCTAATAGAACCAATCATGAATCCTACTTGGTTGTCATAGTCAAACATTTTCTCACCATACATAATCTCTTTACCATAAGCTAAGAATGCTGCATTAGCACCCATTAATACTGGAGAACCAGCAGTAAATGATGAATGTTCGTGAATAATAACATTATTGAATGTACCTAATGAACCAGTAAATACTGCATTACCTGAACCTCTTAAATCAGCATTTTGATTAAAGTTCTTGAAGTCATCAGACTTTCTAAAGTTAGCAGCATCAGTTGGATTAGCACCAAGAATAAATACTTCTTCACCACCAGTAATTCTAACTGGAGCAAGTCTTCTAGAAGTAGATGCACCACCAGTAACATTGTTAGTAGTTGGGAATAAAGCTTCTTTCTTCATATCAACAATAGCATCATAAGTTAATGCTGTATGAGTTGTACCGAATAAAGTATCTAAAGCTGAACCAGTTCCACCAATTTCATCTGCTGCATTAATAGCACCAAATAATGCTTGGTCTTCATTGTATGCTAACCAATCAGTTAACTTATCTTTAGCTTCCTCTCTCATGTTGAAAGCAACTCTCTTCTCATCCATTTTACCAGCAATCTTAACAGAGTTTCTGATTTGGTCAATAACAACTCTTTGGTCATGAAATACCATTTCCTCATTATTAACAACATAGTTAGAACCATCATGACCTTCTAGTGGAGTATTACCAGTTACACCAGCAGTACCTCTAATTGAATCTGATAAACCAAAAGTGATAGCATCACCAATAGTCTTTTCTAATTGTCTCTTAACTTGGATAATTGAATCTTGTCCAACTCCCTTAAACTTACCGAAGAATGTATTCTCCTGAGCTTTCTTATATAGCTTGGCTTCCCATGCTTCTTGTGTTAAATCGTGTGATGTTGCAATACTTGTAACTGCCATTTTATTTTCCTTATATTTTATCTACCAAAGACTGAAGCAAAACCATCTTCATCTAACCTATTAGAAGTAGATTCTGACTTACCTGATATATTAGCTGTTGAAGGTACTGTTTCCTTCTTAGGCTTAACATTCATTTCTGCTAGTATCTCTTTTCTAATCTGTTCTTTTAAAGCTGTTTCTGACTTTATCTTTGTTTCTTTCTTTGCAGATAGATACTCATATGCTATTCTGTATGGCTCACTAGAAGAGTTGAACTTCTGTGCAAACTCTGTATCAGTAGCTACTGCTTCTTTCAAAGCATCTTGATTTACAGTCTTCCAGTAATCATTAACATTATTAGCATATTGAGTTTCTGCTATCAGCATTTGTTGAATCTTAATCTGTTCTTGTAAAGACTTGTATTTACCTACTGGGTCTTCCCAAAAATCTTCTTCTTCATCAACACCTTCTTCTTTAGAATCAACTTCAGCTTCTTTCTGTTTGCTTTGCTCTCTTAACTCTTGGATATAGTTATCCTTGTCGTCAATCCTTTTCTGCATAACTTCCATTTGCTTCTTTAATTCTACCAACTCGTTAGGCTCTGTATCCTCTTGAGTATCATCAGTTTGTGGTTCTGAAGTCTGTTCTTCAGAATCAATCGATTCATCCTGAGCTTCCACAGTCTCAGTAATACTAGGTTCATTTGTCTCTTCAGAAGTTTCTGTTACTTCTTGGTTAGGTTCACCAATTCCCAACTCTTCAATAAATGATAAATTGCCATTACTCATAGGGTCTGTATCCTTTGGCTAAAATTAGTTTAAACCTCTTTTCGGAGGTAGGCTATATGTTACCTAGTTTCTCTTTTACTTTAGATACTTCTTTATCAACTGCTCTTGCTGATTGTATCTGAGTAATCTGACTATCTTTTTGTTGCATCATACCACCCATTTGTTGTATCTGTTGTTGTAACTGTTCTATTGCTTGTTGAGCTTGTTGTAATTGAGCTTCCATAGCATAATGTTGTTCTAACTCTTGAGCTAACTGATGTTTGTCTTTAATAGAACTATATCTAAGTAATATCTCCATAGGTATAGGTCTTTGAGTTTGACCCTGAATAACCATAAGTTGTTGGAATTGTTCTTCCTTCTCATTTAATCCTCTTGGTGCATCTTCTATAATAATATCTACATCATCTGATGTCATATCATTCAACTTATTAATAGTACCATCATCTAATACTTGTAGTTGATTAACTGGCATAAAGCTATATGAACCATCAATATTAAGTATTCTGATAAGTTGCTCATCAGTCATATATTCAGGTACTAACTTCATAGTTATCTCAGCTAAGTTATACCTAGCTATTCTAATCTTATTCAAGAATGGTATAAGTGTATTCTGTGCTTGATTAATAGATATATTAGCTTTCTTAGCACTTTCGTATTGTGATGATTGTCCTACATAAGCTGGGTTAATACCAGCAGTAGATAATAGTTTACCTTCAGCTATTTGCATCATCTTAATATGTGCATCTGCCAATTGAGTAGTAGGTACTATCTGAACTCTACCTTCACCTAAAGCACCATCTTGTAACTTAGTTATACCACTAGGGTCTGCTAATGTCTTCTGAGCTTCAGACCAATCTACAAAAGCATTCTCTTCAGCTAATACTTGTGAGCTATTTAAATAATGTAAAGCTTTACTGTGTCTTTTATTGATCTCTTCTTGTGCTGATACCATTCCCTTAACTAAACCATAAGGAGCATTATCTAAATCCCTCTTATATGTAAGCTGTACAAATGGATACCTATTCATCTCATAAGGTCTTTTCTTAGAGTATAATATCTTACCTTTAACCCATATAGCAGTAGATATATCACCTTTCTCATCCATATACCAAGTAGTAATTAGTCTAGGTCTTTTTCTGTTTCCATGCTCAAACCACATCTCATCTTCTGATGATGTTTCAAAACTAAATACTACTCCATCACTATCTTCTTCTTTTTTATACTTACTAAAGTTCTTATCAACAATATCTTCATCTACAAAAATAGCATGATGAATATACCTACAATCAGATAAGTCATCCCTCTTAGATAGTGGGTCACAAAATACATCTCTATAATCTACAAACTGATGTAGTATAGAAGCTTTATCTTCTTTATCTATTGTTGGATTAACAAACATAGTACCTCTACCAGCAACTAATGCATCTAATACCAGCTTATCTAATTCATCATCTGTTTTAGAATTGTATTGAATATAGTCATACAGATTAGTCTTAACATCTGCTAACTGTTCATCATCTAATGTTCTACCAGCCATCTTAATCTTAGGTCTATTAAGTCTTTCACCACCAACAATACTGTCAATAGCTGGACTAATATGATTAAATGTAGTTATAGCTTGTTTCCTTTGTCTTAAGGTTTCTTGCTCTTCTGATGTCCATTGATGTCCATGATACCTCTTAAACATTTCCTTAGAATTATCTTTCCAAGTCTTATCAAATGATACTGAATCACTAAACCAAGATTCTAAACTTTCTAACAGTTGATTTTTATTTTGTTTGCTAATATCTT